AAGCTGGTTGTGGTATCAAGGCTGGTGATGGTATCGAAGCTGGTGATGGTATCGAAGCTGGCTGGAATATCAAGGCTGGTTGTGGTATCGAAGCTGGTTGGAATATCAAGGCTGGTTGTGGTATCGAAGCTGGTGATGGTATCGAAGCTGGTTGTGGTATCAAGGCTGGTGATGGTATCGAAGCGAAGACCTTTATTCATTCAGAAAAAAGAATTTTCGCTGGTATTTCGCTTCACAAAACAAGTGATGACTGTGACAAAACCATCAAGTGTGCTGAGTTAAGAAAAGGTGAAATCTGCTATGGTGAACTGATTATCACCAAAGAAGAACCAAAATCATTCAGGGTGGTTTGTACCGCCCAGAAAACAAGTGAAACACTGTTCACAGTCGGTAAGATTTACACATGGGAAAACAACACCATTACTAATGATGTTGATTTTACATATCGTGAAAGTGTTTCTGGTTCAGATCCTGATAAATGGGATTTGTCCAACTACTATACATTCATCAAGATAAAGGAAGGTAAATAATTATGAGCATTTTTGAAAAGTACGCAAAGAAAATTGATCAGGCAGCACTTGCAGAATCACAGAAGGAAATCAACGAGAACAACAACGGTGAATACAAGGATGTACCACATGGTACATATGAAGTTGAGATTAACAAGATGGAATGTAAAAAGTCCAAGAGCGGAAACCCGATGGTGTCAATCTGGTTTAAGATTCTTGAAGGTGAATATAAAGATAGTTTGATATTCTACAATGGTGTTTTCTATGAGGACTGGATGCGACACAGAGTGGTTGATCTGTTATCAGAAATCATGGATGACGATACACACAAGGCAGAAATTAACCTGATTTTGAAGGATAGCAACGTCGATGAAGTCAATGATTTTGTTATGGATCTTCATGAAGAGATTGACGGTAAACTTGAATACTTACTTGAATACGGTCAGAAGAAGGGTTATGACACATACAAAATCAAAGAGATTTTTGAAGCTTAATAATCATGTTCCTGTGGGGGTTTTATATACCCCCACAGGGTAAATTTAAAGAAGGTGATAGAGTGCTGAAAGTATTGAGTTTATTCAGTGGAATCGGAGCGTTTGAAAAGGCCTTAACTAATCTTGAAGTGGACTATGAATTATTCTGTATGATGCTTGATGAAAATGGGGATATATACGTATGATCTTTTATGATTTCGAGGTCTTCAAATATGATTGGTTGGTAGTCATTCTTGATATGGATGCACAGGAAGAACATGTGATTGTCAATGAACCTGATAGATTACAAGAATTCTATGATAAACATAAAACTGATATCTGGATTGGTTACAATTCACGACAGTATGACCAGTACATACTGAGAGCGATTTTATTATGTTTGAATCCGAAGGAATTGAGTGACTGGATTATCGTTCATGATAGACCAGCGTTTCAATTCAGTAACCTGTTGATGAAGATAGCACTGATTAACTATGATGTTATGCCGAATCCACCGATAGGTTTGAAAACACTTGAAGGATTCATGGGAAATAACATTCAAGAAACATCAGTTCCATTTGACATAGATAGAAAACTGACACCAGCGGAAATTGCAGAAACAGTGAAATATTGTAGACACGATGTAGAACAAACTGTTGAAGTATTCATGGAAAAAGAATCAGCATTTAATGCAATGATGGGTATTTGTAAAGCGTTTAAACTCCCACTGTCAGACATCGGAAAAACTGAAGCCCGAATTGTAGCAAAGGTATTAGATTGTGTGAAACGTGAGTGGGATGATGAATTTGATTATCAGTTCCTTCCCTGTTTACGTTTGAAAAAATATGCACACATCAGGGACTGGTTTGACACCATCAGAAACATAACAGATGAATCAGAGATATACAAACAGAACTTGACAGTTGATGTCGCTGGAATACCACACACATTTGGTTTTGGTGGCTTGCATGGTGCATCTAATAAACCAATACACCGCAAAGGTTTAATTCTTCATGTTGACGTTGGTTCATATTATCCTTCAATGTTGATCGCCTGGGATTTAGTCACCAGAGCATCACAACACCCTGAGAAATACAAAGGTATTTATGATACCAGAATGTCACTGAAAAAAGCAGGAAAAAAGAAAGAGCAAGAACCATATAAGAAACTTTTAAACGCCTTATCAGGTGCAATGAAAGACAAGCTGAATCCGGCATATGATCCATGCATGAATAACACAATGTGCATTAATGGTCAGCTGATGTTGTTGGATCTGATTGAACATCTTGAAGTAGTTGAAGGTTTTGAATTGATACAGTCAAATACAGATGGTCTGATAATCATGATACCTGATACAGATGAAGCGTTTGAACAGGTTGATGATATTTGTTATGAATGGGAAATGAGATGCAGCACTGAAAAATGCTCAATCCTGTTAGGGCTTGACGTTATTGATGAAATCTATCAGAAAGATGTCAACAACTATATCTGGATTAATCACCAGAGCGGTGAAATTGAGAGAAAAGGTGCATATGTCAAGGAACTTTCAAGAATTGATGCTGACTTACCAATCATTAATACGGCATTGGTAAACTACTTTACAGAGAAAATACCGATTAAGAGGACCATTAATGAATGTGCTGAGTTAATACAATTTCAGAAGTTGGTCAAGCTGTCAAACAAATATAAATGGGTTGAACATAATGACGAAAAATATTTTAACAAATCTTATCGAGTTTTTGCATCAAAAGATGATAATGATGGACGTATTTACAAGTGCAGAAATGGTAATAAACCATCAAAGTTCGGTAATACACCGGATAAATGTTTCATCTGGAATGAGGATGTAAACGGTGTGAAGTGTCCGTCAAAACTTGATAAACAGTGGTACATAGATTTAGCAGAAAAGAGGTTGAAAGACTTTGGAATATGACTACATAGAACAGGGAGATTGTCTGGAACTGATGAAGAATATTCCTGATAAATCAATAGATTTGATTGTAACTGATCCACCATACAAGGTGACAAGTCGTGGTAATGCTGGAACAATGGGTGGGATGGTGACAAAGGAAATTAATCTGAAGGGTAGAGTATTCACACATAATGACATTCATTGTTCCGAATATGCACCTGAATTTTATCGAGTGTTGAAGGAACAAACACACCTATATGTAATGACTAACCACATTAATCTATATGAAATGTTGACAGAATTTAAAAATGTGGGATTTCACTTCATAAAATGTTTGATATGGGACAAAGGTAATAAAATTTGTTGTCCATATTATATGTCACAGTTTGAATACATCTTGTTTTTCCGCAAAGGTAAAGCTAAAAGAATTAACGATTGTGGAACGTCAGACATATTAGGTGTCCCTAATAAGAAAACCAAAAATGAACATGGGCAAAATATTCATGATACTGAAAAACCAGTTGAATTGATGGAAAAACTTATTAGAAATTCATCAAATGAAGGTGATATCATTCTTGATCCGTTCCTGGGTTCAGGTACTACAGCAGTGGCAGCAATAAACACAGACCGTCATTACATTGGTTTTGAACTTGATGAAACGTATTATGATATAGCTTGTAAAAGACTTGATGAAGTTGAAAGGGCGGTGAGTGTAGTGTGAATACACTTAAACTTAACTACGAAAACGGAAACATGGAAATATACGTTGATAAGTTTTTTCCGTGTAAACAGACACAGTTGAAGAAAATAATTCGCTTGATGTCTTCAGAAGATATCAGGAATCTTATAAATGAACTACAGAATATGTGTGAAACGTATAAAGAAAAGATACAAATGAATAAAGAACTATACCTGACCAGTCACCAGTTGTCTGTCGCATACCAAGACATGATAGTCAGCGGTAAACGGCCGAATGGTGTACGACTGACTAAGGATGAAATACAGGTAAATAAAGATTCGTTGAAAATGTTCCAGGAAGATAAAAAGTATTATGAAAAAATCGTACTGAGATACAATCGTGAACTGGAAACACTGAAGAAAAACATTGAAACGTTGGTGAAGCATCATGAATCAACTGTATAAAGGTTATACGAAAAACAGCGGAAAAAAACCAGTAGACAAAATCAAAGGTGTGAAGGATTTTCGCACCTTTGAAGAAGTCAAGAAATTTGATTCATATGGTGGTGTACTTGCAGATGATGCTATTCTGATTGACATTGATGATGCTGATCAGTCTGAAATACTCATGAGCATCATTGAGAAATACGAATTAAACTGTCAGGTGATTCAGACCAGTAGAGGAAGACATTTCACTTTTAAAATCCCTGAAGGTGTATCAATCAAGAATGGAACATCAAAAAAACTTGCATGTGGTTTAACTGCTGATATCAAAACAGGTGAAAAAAACGCTGTAGAATGCTTAAAAATCAATGGTGAAGCAAGGTTTATAGAATGGGAGTATCTTGATGATGTACCGTGTGAACTTCCCCGGTGGTTATATCCTGTAAACACCAATAAAGACTTCATCAATACCGATTGTAGAAACACTGACTTATTTGAATACATACTGGTTTTACAACAACAGCTTGCAATGACACCGGATGAATGTAAACAGACAATAAGAATAATTAATGATTTTGTTCTGAATGAACCACTTGAAGAATCAGAGATTGAAACAATTCTGAGAGATGAAAGCTTTGAAAGACCGATATTTTTTGACGGTAAGAAGTTCTTACATCACACATTTGCTGAATGGCTGAAAGCACAACACCACATCAAGCGGATAAACGGACAACTTCATGTGTATCAGAATGGTGTGTACATATCAGGTTACAGAAACATTGAAGCGGTTATGCTTCAAGCCTTCCCTACATCGAAGGACACACAGCGGAAAGAAACACTGAAGTATCTGGAACTACTATGCGCAACAAATACACCGGTTGCTGATGGTAGATATATAGCGTTCAAAAATGGTGTCTATGACGTTACTACAGGGCAACTACTGGACTTCAGTCCCGACATGGTGATAACTAACCTGATTCCCTGGGATTATGATTCAACGGCTTATGCACAGCTTGCGGATAACACCCTGAATAAACTTGCAGTTAATGATGAATCAATCAGATCACTTCTTGAAGAATGTATTGGTTATTGTTTTTATCGCAGAAATGAACTGTCATGCAGCTTCTTCCTGACTGGTGAAAAATCAAACGGTAAATCAACCTTCTTACAGATGTTACAGGATGTGGTGGGTGTTGAAAATGTTTCAGCGCTGGGGCTTGATGAACTGGATGAACGCTTCAGTGTGTCAACAATGTTCGGTAAACTTGCAAACATCGGTGATGATATCAGTGACGAATTCCTTCACGGAAAATCAATTGCACACTTCAAAAAGGTTGTATCAGGTAACATGATAAAAGCTGAAAATAAAGGTCAGGATGTGTATTTCTACAAACCAACAGTAAAACTGATATTCAGTGCAAATCAGATACCCAGAATGAAAGACAGGACCGGAGCGGTACTGAGAAGAATGATTATTATCCCCTTCCTTGCAACATTCAGTAAATCGGATCCTGATTATGATCCATACATAGCGTGGAAGTTAAAAGATGAAGAAGTTATGAAATACCTGGTCAGAATAGGAATTGAGGGTTTGAAAAGGGTTATTGAAAATGCCGGGTTCACGCAATCAGAAAAAGCTGACAAAGAACTTCAGGATTATAACGAATTTAATAATCCGGTGCTGCTGTTTGTCGATGACGTTGAAGAATATGAAATATTAAATCAGGAAACCAAGCTGGTGTATTCAAATTATGAAGTGTTCTGTAATGAGAATGGATTTCAGCCTTTGGGTAAGATAGCGTTCAGCAGAGAAATCACAAAAAGAATGGGTTATCAAGTCGCTGATAGATGGGTTAATGGAAGGAAGGCAAGGGTGTTTTTACGATGAATTCAAACGAAATGTTTAAAATTATTGATACCATAGCGAAACACTATGGTATCAATAATCAGAAGGAAATGGCAATTGAAGAAATGTCGGAACTAATACAGGCAATACAGAAGCTGAAAAGATGTCCAATGTCCGTTGAAAGCTACAGAAAAACATTAGATAACCTGGTTGAAGAAATCGCTGATGTAACGATCATGATGTATCAGCTGATGACGTTAGTGAACAAACGTAGAGTTCATGAAGTGATGGAGCAGAAGTTAAACAGACAATTAAAGAGAATTGAAGAAGAAAAATCCGTGAAAGTTGAGGTAGTTGAAGATGATAAAGATTGAAAATGTTGATATTTACGGCTGGAAAGCAGCTGTGAGGGGTATGAGAAACCCAATGAATTCATGGGATAAAGATGACAGTATCATTGATGAGTATGGTCTGGACGAGATCGGAGAAAATAACCTGGAGCTGATGAAGAATCTGGTCAAGGCTGGTTCGGATCATTCAAAGTTTATGCGCATGATAACAGTCACATTGGACATTACAGCACCACTTTACTGGTGGAAAGAGTTTGACACCTACAAGGTGTCAACAGTCAGAAATAGCTGTTCCACCATGCACAAAATACATGATAAAGAATTTACCCTTGATGATTTCAGTCACGAACAAATGACAACAATCACTGAGAGTATGCTAAGGAACGTTATTACGATTCTCAATGTGAACCGACAGGAATTCATCGAAACAAAAGATAAGTTCTACTGGTGGCAGATGATACAGTTACTTCCTTCATCTTATAACCAGAAAGCAACAGTACAGTTAAACTACCAGGTATTAAGAAACATGTATCACAGCCGGAAAAGTCACAAACTGGATGAGTGGATTGATTTTTGCGAATGGATCAAGAGATTACCATACGCTAAGGGGTTAATTTGCGATGATTAAGAAATGTATTATATGTGGTAAGGAATTTGAACCTTTCCCCCACCTACAAAAAAACCAAGTGTGCTGTTGTAAAGAATGTTCCACTATTTTTTATAAGCAGCAAAGAAAAGCGTATAACCAGGCACACTGGGAAGAGATACAAGCGAAACAAAGAGCATACATAGATAAAAAACATCCCCGATACTGTCAGATATGCGGTGTACAGTTAGTAAGAGGTGGTATTGAAGGGAAAATACGCATGCATGATGATTGCATCATAAACAAATGTGTCGAGTACTACAAGAACGGTGATAAACTACCTGACTACTGGAAATATAAGCTGTATAACAGAGGATTTACACTGAGTGAAGTGAAAAGGATAGCCGGGTTAGGGGTAAGATGTTTACAGTGTGGTAAGTCGATTGAAGGACGGCCGAAAAGTTATTGTGATGCGTATTGTCGTTATAACTATGAGAAGGAACATAAATCTTGAAAGGATGGTTTTATGGATTTAATTATACTGTGTCTGGTTTTACCATTATCAATCGCTGTGATGTCATGGTGTCTGGTTGATGTGGCAAATGATGTTCAACGTCTGATGGATGAGAACGATGACCTGAGAGAAGTGTTAAACGTTCAGTCTTCTATAATCGAAGAAATGAGGAAGTCACATGAAGAGTATACCGATACCTACTAAAAGTCAAGTGGAACGAGTAGCAAACGAAGTTAATGAACTTGCTACGAAATGTGTTGAGGATAATGTTGCACTGCTACTGATAACACTTGCAAGGGTGTACGGCTTCAGGGAAAAAAGACTGAATGTTCTGATCGATAACTTCAATCAGATTAAAGAAGAATACCAGAATCATTCTGATGATGGTGTATTTGATGTAAGAATTGCTGAAGAACTTCAGAGTATCGGTATTGATCCGAATAGATTATACAGCAAACACAACAACATCAAATTACAGATACAGAACGATAAAAAGAGAAAAGAAAGCAAACAAGCAACGATTAAAGAACAATATGAGATGAAAAGATTACTTGATGAAATGAGGAAATGTTTATGATTTTACTTGAGAAACTTGGAGTTGAAGAAGATAAAATAGAACATTTTATCGGCACACATTGTGTTCTTGATTTTCAGGATTTAAAAGGACACTTTGACGATGAATCGTTAGAAAATATATGTGGTAAGATTGATGTCATTGAAGAAAAATGTAAAAAGTGTTGGAATCTTAATTATATAGAAAACACTGATAACGACATGAATACCCCCTACCCTACCCTACCTGACAATGTAAATCACCCTTCACATTACCAGGGGAAACATGAGTGCATTGATGTGATGCGTTCCATGTTTGGTGATGAAGCCGTCAAGGGCTTCTGTAAGTGTAATGCATATAAATACAGATTCCGGGCAGCAATGAAAAATGGCGATGAAGACATTAAGAAAGCTGAATGGTACGAAGATTATCTGATAAAAATGGAAAGTTAAGGTAAAACATTCAAGATACATTCAAGATACATTCAAGATAAAATTTTCATCTTGAATGCGTTCAAACGACGTAGATGCGTGGATTGAAGGGTGTCCATTCAAGATATTCAAGATAAAATGCTTTTCTTAATAGTTTTTTAACATTTAAAAGTAATAAGGCATGTAGTAATAAAAATAAATTATATAGTAATATAGTGTTTTATCTTGAATGTCTTGAATGAAATCCTTGTAAACGACGTAGATATGTGGCTTGAGCCCCTTCAAGATAGATTTTCATCTTGAATGTATCTTGGATGAAAGTTGAATGTACCTGATGAATTGAATGAGGTGATAAAATGGATGCAAAATCATATCTGGAAGAAATCAAATGGACTGATTCAAGAATACAGAATAAACTTGTCGAGGTGCAGCAGTTAAGATACCTGGCGTTGAGTGTGTCAGCACCTGTTAGTGATATCACAGGTGGATCAAGTGGTACAAAGTCAAATGATAGATTGGGTACTGTTGTTGCAAAGATAATTGATGCAGAAAATGAAATTAACGCTGAGATTGACAGGTTCGTAGATATGAAGCGTGAAAGAATAGCACTGATAGAACGAATACCAAAGCAGTTACAGCAAGATGTTATACACGGTCATTATGTGCAGTATAAATCTTTGGTAGACATTGCGAAAGATAAAGGTTATACATACGCATGGATCCTGGAAGTACACGCTGAAGCATTGAGAACGGTTCAGGAATTGATTGATAAATTACCTATCTGAACCCTATTGAACCCTATGTTGTATATGTGATATCATTATAATAGAAAAATATTCTGAAGGACATCCATAAAGGGTGTCCTTTTTTCGTGGAAAGGATGTGTCAGCATGACGGAAAAACAGAAACGATTCTGTGACGAATATTTAATCAGCCTGAATGCGACACAGGCAGCAATAAAGGCTGGTTATTCAAATAAGTATGCACATACAAACGCAAACAAGCTACTACAAATTACTACAATTAGGCAGTATCTGGATAAGCGAATGGCCGAAAAAGAATCACAGTTGATTGCTTCACAGGATGAAGTTCTGAAGTACCTGACAGCTGTCTTACGTGGTGAGAGTAAATCAGAAGAGATAGTCGTTGAAGGTATCGGTGATGGATGCAGTGAAGCCCGGACAATGCCGAAAGGACCGTCTGAAAAAGATAGACTGAAGGCAGCTGAATTGTTAGGTAAACGATACGGCATTTACACTGACAAAGTAACAGCGGAAATCATTCAACCCACATTTGGTGGTGACGAAGACCTTGAAGATTAAAAAAGTGAAAATACACCTTCCTGATTTAGTTGGTAAAGGTTACAAAACATTCTGGAACTTCAAAGGAAGGTACAGAGCGGTAAAAGGTTCAAGACGATCCAAGAAGTCAAAGACAATGGCACTATGGACCATCTACCACATCATGAAAATGAAAGAATCAAATATGTTGGTAGTCAGAAAGACATACAGAACATTAAAAGATTCATGTTTTACTGAATTGAAGTGGGCTATTCGCAGATTACAGGTTGAACATCTTTGGTCTGTCAAAGAATCACCACTGGAAATGACCTACATTCCCACAGGTCAGAAGATTTACTTCAGGGGTTTAGATGATCCATTGAAAATCACATCTATTGCCACTGAGGTTGGTGTTTTGTGCTGGATGTGGATTGAAGAAGCCTATGAGATTACCAGTGAAGAGGATTTTGATACACTGGCAGAATCAATGTTGGGTGATTGTCCTGATCATCTCTTTAAACAGATAACACTGACCTTCAACCCCTGGAACGAACGAACCTGGTTGAAGAAAAGATTTTTTGACATTGAAGATGATGACATATTAGCGATAACCACCAACTACCTGTGTAACGAGTGGTTGTCGGATGCTGACAAAAAAGTATTTGAGAAAATGAAAGTTAATAATCCCCGAAGGTATCAGGTTGCTGGTTTAGGTAACTGGGGTATTGTTGACGGTTTAGTATATGAAAACTGGATAGAAAGGTCTTTCCTTCTTGATGAAGTAAGAGATTGTAAAACAGCGGTCGGTTTAGACTTTGGTTATACCAATGATCCGAGTGCTTTTTTTATGAGTTTTATAGATACAGAACACAAAAAACTGTACGTGTGGGATGAGTTTTATGAAAAAGGATTGTCCAACAAGAAAATATATGACCTGGTTTGTAAGATGGGATATTCTAAAGAACATATTACAGCTGATTCAGCTGAACCAAAATCAATTGCACAGTTGAAGGGTTTAGGTCTGAGAATTGCCGGAGCAAAAAAAGGTAAAGACAGTGTAAACAACGGCATTCAGTTCATACAGGATTTTGAAATTATAATACATCCCCGGTGTGTGAATTTCATAACTGAAATCAGCAACTACACCTGGGACAAAGATAAGTTTGGTAAGAAGTTAAATGATCCAATTGATGACTTCAATCACTTGATGGATGCTATGAGATATGCAGTTGAAAAATACGTGAAGAAATCAGGTTGGATGCATTAAGATTTAAGGTGGTGAATAAATGCTTAAAATATCAGAGATTAAGAGATTGATTGAAGAGGATGCAACGTCAATCAGAAAACAATATGCGAAAATAGGACAAAGGTATTATGATGCGGATCATGATATCAAGGGATATAGAATGTTTTATTACAATGCTGATGGTGATTTGGTAGAGGATAAAACAAGAAGTAATGAGAGAATATCACACCCCTTCTTCACTGAGTTAGTTGACCAGCTGACATCATACATACTTTCATCCCCTGATAATCCTATCACCGCATCAGAAACAGCTGAAGGTCTTCAGGACTACCTTGATGAATATTTCGATGAAGATTTTTGGTCAGAGTTCTCGGAGTTGATAAGTGGAACATACACCAGGGGTTTTGATTACTTCTATGCATACAAAAACGCAGATGATAAAACAGAGTTTGAATATGCTGATGGTTTAGGTGTTGTAGAGGTTAGAGCAAAGGACACTGATGATGGCTGTGAATACCACATCTATTGGTACATTGACCGCATCGGTAAAGACAACACACCAATCACAAGAATACAGGTACACACTGACAAGGAAATCTGGTATTATGTTCAGTCAGGTTACGGTGAAATGAAGCTGGATGATGAAAAAGCAATCAATCCACAGCCGAACATCATTTATACTGACGTGAAGACAGGTGAAAAGTTTGGTGCTGGTTTGGGATTCATGCCCTTCTTCAGGTTGGACTACAACAGAAAACAGCTGAGTGGTCTGAAACCTATTAAGGCGTTAATTGATGATTATGACCTGATGGAATGTGGTCTATCTAACAACCTTCAGGATTTT